AGCAATAGAAGATTGGGATTGGGGACATTGTTTTATGTTTGTTGCAGATATTTGGCATCAATGGAAAGCTGGCGAAGCAATCTACTGGAATTATGGTGTTCCACATTGCGCCGCTAATATGGGTTTTACGCCTAGAATTTCACTAAGCATAACTGGTTTGCTGCACGAAGATATTAAAAATTATATCGTATGACTAAAAAATCTATCGCCGCAAAACAAGCTAAAGAATTTTTAGAACTACAACAATCATTTGGTGAAGTTAAACAAAAACTTATCCACCTATATGTTAAAAATAACTATGATAGTAAATTTTTACAAGCATGTGTAAATTTAGATGAATTTCAATTAACAATAACACAAGATTTTTTAACATATTCATCTAAAGATACTGAAAAAAATTCTGATGAATTTTCTAATTCTATTGGATTTATAAAAAACTATCTTAAGAATTTTAGTAATGTGTATGAAAACAATTCAATCATTTCCTAATCAAATTATATTTGATAAAATATTAAACTTACATAACATAATTGGAAAAAATTATGATTATGCAGGATATGATGATTTAAAATTATTATATGATATAAACAAGATTTTTAGTAATAATCCATATGGCGAGATAATAGATAGAACAGGACAGACAAAATATCCATTTAAAGTTCATATCAGATTGCCATGGGTTATACCAACTAAACCTATTGATTTAGAATCTGCATGCGAAAATAAAGTAAAAGAAATTGCCACAACTAATCCAGATCAATTTTATATCTATTGGAGTGGCGGAATTGATAGCACTCTTATGTTGGTTAGCTTTCTTAAATTAATTGATCATAATAAAATAACTGTTATTTTAAGCAATCGATCTATTGGAGAATATCCTGAATTTTATGAAAATTTTATTAAGAATAAATTAAAAATTTTAACCTTATCCGATGACATTCCAAAAGATAATGGAATCCATATTACTGGCGACCCTGCTGATACTATATGGGCTATTTTAGACCACTCTTTTATGGAAGGAGAAGCAGGCGCTTATCTTTACAAACCATATCAAGAATGGTTTATATATCGAGGCGCAAATGATAATTTCTTAGAAAAAACGAATGAATTTATGAATCGTAGCGGAAAAACAATAACTACATTGTTTGAAGCTAGGTGGTGGTATTACTTGAATTGTAAATCACAGAGCAAATGCGTCAGCATAACTTCACGATTTAATATCAATAAAAATTACTGTCCATTTTATGAAAGCAATGACTTTGATACATGGTCATTTTATAATACTGATCGCATGATAGTTGGCACTGATTGGAAAACTTACAAACTTCCAGCAAAAGAAATAATTTATAAATTTGCAAAAGATAAAGATTATTTGTTAAACAAAAGCAAAGATTATAGCGATGATCCTATTACTCAGCTTAACAAAACCCCATTGGTTTTTAGAAATACTCCGCTGTTTATAACAGATGATTACCAACAACCCATATTATCTAGTGGGTTTTTCTTTAGTGAAAACATTTACAAACAAGAATTATATGAAACATATAAACACTTGTTTATGCCTACGTAGTTCAGTGGAATAGAATGCAACTGTATGCCGCCTGACTTCGAATCAGGAGAAAGCTAATTGGATACATGTAGGTTCGAGTCCTATCAGTTGCTCCAAAAATAATGCTTGACAGAATTGTGAAGTTGATATATATTAATAATATAAAGTTTGTTGGTCAGTAGCACAATGGTAGTGCAACGCTCTGTTAAAGCGTGGGTTGCTGGTTCGAAACCAGCCTGGCCAGCCACGAACTATCCGCATATAATTAACATACTATGTTAATAAATACATATAGGTTAGGAGACCTATATGAGTAGACAATCAGTTAATGTTATTAATTGGCGTAAAAGAACAAAACAAAAAATTATAGAATCTATGGGCAAATGCTGCCAGATTTGTGGATACTTTAAATGTGAGGCGGCATTAGAACTTCATCACTTAGACCCATCAATAAAAGAAATAAGTTTTGCATCAATTCGTGCAAATCCAGTTAGCGCAGAAAAAATTAAACAAGAGTTATTAAATTGCATTTTATTATGTGCAAATTGTCATAGAGAAGTTCATAATAAAGCATCACAACTTCCAGAAAATTTTGCAAAATTTGACCCTAATATATTTGATACTTGGCAATTAGAAAAAAAACAAAAGAAAACAAAAATTATAAAAGAAAAGATATCTCAACAAAAAATATTTTTATCTAATGACGAACTTATTTCAAAATTAAAAAATGAATTTGCAAATAACAACAGTGCGTTAGCAAGACATTTGGGCGTAAGTGAAACAGCAATAAGAAAAAAACTTAAAAAGGCATCGGCATAAAATACCAAATTCCATCTGCCAGAACAATCAAGCCAATAATACCGACCGCAATGCTGCTATACCATAGAGCCATGCTGACGGCAAGAATAGCAGTGGTTGAAAAGATAATAGCAATCTGAATAATTGTACCAGCCATACCAAAGAATGGGCTGCGTTTTTTGGCACTATCACGGTCTGCTTCTAGCGCACGACCCTTTGCCATAATTTCTTTTTTGCCATCGCCCTTTGGATCGCTTTCTAACACATCAATATATTTCTGATAGTTGTCAGCACGGGCTTGCAATGCAGGTTTTAAACTTTTGTCTGTTGCTGGATCAGCAATTTGAACTTTTAAATCATCAAGGTTAAGTTGATACATGTTTTGCTTGATACTCTTGGCTTGATAAAAACCCCAAGTATCACCAAGTTCAATATTATCAGCCATGATTTTGCCACTAACTTGACCGCCAAGCCAAGATGTGATTGCTAACAGTGCAGCAAATATTGTGATTGTGATACTAGCAAGACCTTTAAGAACTGCTTCGCCTTCACTGCGGCTTAGAACTTTACCATTTTTATCTTTCATAACCATGTCTAATAATCCTTGAATTTGTTTAAGGTCCATGTTAAAACTTTGCTAATGTTTGTGCTATGATTACGCATCCCAAGAAAGTATGGGCTAAAATAAAAGAATAAAGAAGATAATCTATATACTTTTCGCTTGACATGCATAACTATTTATTGTAATATAATTAAATGATGCCCATGTAGTCCAATGGTAGAGACACAAGTTTTAGGAACTTGGTGGTGGGAGTTCGAATCTCTTCGTGGGCACCAAATGCTCTTATAGTTAAATGGTATAACAATTGCCTAGTAAGCATTAATCCCTAGTTCGATTCTAGGTGAGAGCACCATAATACGGAGGTATGCGAGCAAGGTGCTCAAAGAGTCTTGAAAACTCTGCCACCGCAAGGTTGATGGTTCGATTCCTTGTACCTCCGCCAACATAGAAAGTAAAGTGATGTATAGGAACTTTAAAATTTTTGACCGTGCGTTTGACTTTGTAATAAAATGTTTATGGTTTGTGCTTTTAATCAAGTGGTTATTTCTTGATGTGAATATCACTGACCTTATACATCATTAAACAGAATAAGTTATATATCATCTGTTATATCATCAGAATTTTCTATATCTTCAACTACTTTTTCAACAAAAACCTTAAACTTAATATTTGTCTTTTGCCATTCTTTGAATAGTTTTTTTAAATTTTCTATAGGCATATCTTCTAAGTTTAAAAATGTAAAAAGTTTATTAACTTCTTTTACAAAATCTTCCGATTTTAAAAAAGCCGTTAACGGAAATAGATAATAATTTTTATGATTTTCTTTAACAAATTGCTTAACATATCTATGATATTTTATTTGTAGATTTGTATATGTAGGATGCAAACTCATCATATTTAATGTCAAGTATTTTGCACGTTCTTGGAGAAAATGTATTTCTTCGGGGGTTGCAGTATAATCTACTAGAATAAGTGGATTTATATCGCAAACAGTTTCTAAATCAATATCTCTGCTGTGTAGATACAATACTTTATCATAATTTTTATTAAAATTTTGATATGTATTCCAACGACTATAATTTTTTTTGAAATTTTCTATAATTATATTCATGAATTCTTCTCCGCCGTGTTTTGGATGAGAAGATATTGCTTGTCCTAATAATCTGCCACATGCCATTGGTAAAGCTGCTACAGTTGCCAGATGATAATCTGCTTTGTATTCTTCATAATCGTTATAGCCTGTTGGAAATTTTTCAGTAATAGGTATACCATAACGACTATCATTATCATTTTTTGTATTATCATATTTTAGAAAAATTTTATCTTTGCGTAATTCTTTTAAAATTTCTTTTTTGATTGGCATATGAATATTTATTTTGCACTTCTCTGACTGAAATTAAATACTATAGTTAATAATGAGCGGATGTAACTCAGTGGTAGAGTTCCTGCCTTCCAAGCAGGATGTCGTGGGTTCGAATCCCATCGTCCGCTCCAATATTTTTTCTACAGTCATAAAATCGTAATAAATATCATATGAGTTATTCAATTGCCAAGATGATTGAGTTTGCTTTCACTTATATCATTATCAATGAATTAAAAAATGAAAAGCATGAAATGCCAGACAGTCTTAGGCAAACACTATTAGAATATATGTCACTACGGGTTGAACAAATAAAAAAACAGTATAAATGAGTCCAACCATAGATGATATAGAAATAGGTTCTGTAACCTCTCTTGCCCCAGACAAATATCTTGTTAAAATATATCCAAATCTTTTTGGAACAGTTTTTCTACCGCCACTTAGCACAGACTTTTTAAAAGAAACAATACAACAACCGCTAAAAGAATGGTGTGATAAGTGTTTTTCCCACAATTATTCATTAAATTATAGATTCAATAGCGGCGATCCTTATTGGTCGCTGCTTTTTAATAGTAGTGAAGATGTGAATATCTTTATGCTACGCTTTGGTTCAAATAAACCTTGATATCACTCAATTCATAATTTTGAATATTCAATTTAAATGGCGTAGCAATACCTAATTTTTCACATAATTCAATATTGTCATACATCATTGATGATTGATTATTTTTTACAAACTTCTTCAAATCTGCATTTTGTTTATCAATGTGCGAACTCATATCACGCAAATTCTTATAATATCCACCATAACTAGGATAAGTTATGTCAAAGTGTCCGCAACGAACCCACCAGCCCAAACAAGCGTCGTTGTCACGTTCAACACATATAATTGGGCAATCAGGCCAAGTCTTGCGAATGAAATCAAGATGATGGCAAAATACGTGACTTTTAATGATGCGAACTCCCTCACCACTAAACGGACGATCAAATTCCTCTTCTAACGTATCCTTACTTAAGAATTCCATAATATTGATTTTATTACCAAACTCCATACCTGGATCAAAATAAACGCCAAGATGCATAAGCTGATTGGTGCCGCTAGCATCGTGATAATAAGTTCTATCATCGCTATAATCACTCGTATCAATTGAAGGGGAGTAGTATATATTTTTTACTACACTACTCCATTTGCTGCCTGGTGCACCTGCTACAAAAATATATTTCAACCTAAACCCATTTCTTTACGAATCTTGGTTGCACTGATAGCATGTGTTTCTTCATCAAAAACTTCTTGTTCAATTTTATATCCAACATCACGACCATATGTAATGTTTACAATATTAGGAACAAGATTTACAAGAAAGTCATGGTTAAATTTAAAACCTTTTGCTTCTAATTCTTTGATGATACGTTCTTTAACAAAATTATAATCAAAAGGATTGTTATCAGTTCCGCCAACATCACGAACCATAATCATGACTTGACCTGTTTTGGCATGTGCTCTCTTGAATAGTGCAAGATGTCCATCATGCCAAGGTTGCCATCGTCCTAACATTTGCACCGTAGGTGCTTGATTGTTCCATGTCATCCGTGTTTTAATCCTTTAAACATTGCTTTAATCCAAGTTGGATGTGTATCGAAATCAAGTTCTTCCATGATATACTTTGACCAAAAAAGAGCATCTTGTGTATCTACACGAAAGTAATAACTACCTGGTTCTGGCGGAACAAACAATTTGTTTGTGTCTTCAAACCGCCCTTCCTTAATAGTATCAACCCAAATAACAGTAGCAGGTCCAAAGGCTGCACGAGTGGCTGGTGTGGGACAAACGAAGTCGGCTATCACCCA